AAATGGACAGCCGGGAAGGCCAGGGAGAGCGTGCTTTACGGAGGCCGGGGCGGAGATCTGGGCGATCTGGCGTTCTACATGATAGCGCAGACCCGGTATATCCGGAACCGGAAGAAATACACCCCCAGCCGGAATCTGCGGAAAGCCCTGCGGTTGCCGCCGGTGAAGAGCAAGAATCCCGAGGCGGAGCTGCGTACACCGGAGGGCTGCGTGAAGATCTGGCAGGCGGAGACCCGGGGAGGCCGGGCCCAGCACCTGCGATACTGGCGACCGCCGGGCGAGGAAGCAGGGTAATTTCGGTTAAGGTTTTTCTCCCGCGTCTCTGCGCGCGCTCCGATTTACATATATGTCCGGATCTCTATGCGGAAAAGTTGGTGTTTAGACGCGGGCAGGGCATGGTAACGTAAACCAAAGGGGCGATTTCAGCATGGGATTCCGAAAGATCCGCAACTGCAGCCGGCCGGAGTGGGCGCAGGAAATAGCATACCTGACCGTCACGCATCTGACATGGATGCCGCAGGAGATCCGCAGCGAGGCTTACGGGCTCATAGATCAGATCGCACGGGATCCTGTGGAAGGCCGTGCGCTGTTCGAGCTGCTGACAAAGGACAAAACGGTGGACGCCGTATATGAGCGGTTCCGGATCTCCAAAGCCAGACTGTACAAAATGCGGGAAGAATTCTACGAAGGGTTTCTGAGCGGGACGATCTGCCGGCGATGAAGGAAGGTGTGCCTTTTGGCGTCGAGATTTAAATATCTGCCCAGCGTAGGCATCAGCTATGCCGATCAGGGAAGCATCTTCTTCACCTGCCGGACCTATGGCAGCCAGCCGCAGCCGGTCCGGGAGAAGATCGACCTGGTTTGCCTTGCGGCAGCGGGAGGTGAGCAGGCATATGCGGAAGCGCTGAAAACGTACATGACCACGGATCGGGACTTCAACAGCGTCTGCATGGAGCACTACCTCTCCACGTCTACCATGGACAGGCTGCGCAGGAGATTCTACCAGCTGTACATGCGGGAGGTTGGTGAGACGCCATGACCGTAGCGGAGGCCAAGAAAGAGGCCGACGAGCTGGGAAAGCTGCTCAATCCCAAACAGAGACTATGGGCAGAGAAATATCTGCTCACCGGAAACGCGACAGAGGCGGCCATCGCCGCCGGATATGCCGCCAAAAATGCGACGGTACAGGGCTCCAAGCTGAAATCGACCCCGAAGATCGCTGAGTACCTTGCCGCCAGAGAAACCCAGCTCTTTGCCGAGATGGGGATCAATGAAGGATGGGTGGGCCGCCGGTTTGCGGAGATATACGCGCGGTGCATGGACGCCACCCCTCACATGGTATGGGACTCAGATGCCAGGGACTATGTTCCCGATGGCACCTGGGTCTTTGACGCTAAAGGAGCCATTTCCGCGCTGACAGCGCTGGGGAAGACTCTGGGCATGTTCAAGCCAAGCGAGGATCCCGAGACCACCGGGCAGACCATTGAGGAGTGGCTGGAGAAGCAGAAGCGGGAGAGCGCGCCGTGATCGACCTGCTGAACACCCGGGACTACATCGAGCACTGTCTGAAGATCCGGACCAAGAGCGGGGAGGTCATCCCCTTCAAGCTCAATGCGGCACAGCGGAAGCTCTACGATATCGCGCATGCGCAGTACGCCGCGGGGAAGCCGGTGCGGATCATCATCCTGAAAGCCCGGCAGCTGGGCTTTTCCACGCTGACGGAAGGCATGATCTTCCACGCCTGTGCCACCCGGAAGAACGTGAACGCGCTGATCGTAGCCCACCGGGAGGACGCCACGGCCAACCTGTTTCGGATGAGCAAGCTCTTTTACGAGGAGCTGCCGCCGCCGGTGAAGCCGATGCTGAAAGCCTCCAACGCCCAGGAGCTCCTGTTCGAGAACCCGTCACGGCGGGCCAGAGACCGGGAACGCCTACCGGGGCTGCGCTCCCGGATCCGGTGCGCCACGGCCGGAGGGAAGGGCATCGGCCGGTCGGACACGCTGCAGTATGTCCACCTGTCGGAGTACGCCTTCTGGCCGGAGGGAGCGGACGGCAAGGCTGCGACCCTTGCCGGGATCCTGCAGGCGGTGCCGTCGACCGTCAATACCATGGTGGTGATCGAGAGCACCGCAAACGGCTTTGAGGATTTCAAGGAGCGGTGGGACGCAGCGGCAGCCGGGGAGAATGACTTTATCCCCGTATTTTTCGCCTGGTTTGAAAACCCGGAATACTCCATGCCGGCGGCTCCGGGAACGGAATGGACGCCGGAGGAAGAGGAACTGCGGCAGCTCTATGGGCTTTCGGACGAACAGCTCGTATGGCGGCGCTGGTGTATCGCCAACAACTGCGGCGGGGATATCAACATGTTCCGACAGGAATACCCCGCAAGCCCCGAGGAGGCTTTCCTTCACAGCGGCACCGGCGTTTTTGACAATGAGCTTGTCATCCGGCAGGCACAGAGGACGGAGGGCGCGGTGAAGCGGGGACGATTCCGCACGGAGGATCCGGCGCCGACGTGGGAAGACGCAGCCCTGGGAGAGGTAAAGATCTTCGCGGAACCGGAGCCGGGGGTCCCTTACGTGCTGGGAGGGGACACCGCGGGCGAGGGGAGCGACTGGTTTACCGCCCATGTGATCAACAACGTGACCGGAGAGCAGGCGGCGTCCCTGCGGCGGCAGTACTCAGAGCCCGAATATGTGCGCCAGGTGTACGCGCTGGGAATGTACTACAATCAGGCGCTCATCGGGCTGGAGACGAATTTCTCCACGTATCCGGTGATGAAGCTCCAGGAGATGGGATATCCCAATCAGTACCGCAGGGAGCGGGAAGACAGCATCACAAAGCAGATCAAGGAGAGCTACGGCTTCCGGACGGACCGGTTTACCCGGCCCCGGGCCATCGCCGGATTGGTGGAGGTTTTCGCCAATCATCCGGACTGGTTCCGGGATCCGGAACTGCTGAACGAAATGCTGACCTTCTGCTACAACGAGGAGCACCGGCCGGAGGCCATGGTGGGAAAGCATGACGATATGGTGATGGCTGCGGCGATCACCTACGCCATCCGCCACCAGCAGAGCATGGAGATCCGGGAGCGGGACGTTCCCCCGCCCCATAAACTCATCGATGACCTCAAAAAACAGCAGCGTCGGGCCGCCCGAAGCGGTAACCGAAGGCGCTGAAAAACACTGTAAGGAGACAGCATCATGGAAGAGAACAACAGCTATACCACGGCCATGGAAGACTTCACCGTGGTGGAAGACGGCCACGACGGCCAGACCGAGGAAGAAAAACGGGAGGCCTATGCCGCGCAGCCGTCCGACAGCGGGAAGTCCGACGCCGCCGAGGACAAGCCCGGGAAGAAGGAGCCGGACAAGGCGGAGGCTGAAGACAAAGAGAAGGCGCAGAAGCTGGATCAGGCGGCCATCGACGCCTATATCGCCCAGGGCAGAGCCCAGGGGGAGAGCACCGGCCGGCAGAAGGCGGAGGAGGATTTCAGTTCCGCCAGGGTGATCAACCCCAACACCGGAAAGCCCTTTGCCAGCATGGAGGAGTATCAGGCCTACGGGAAAGAACAGCAGCTGCAGCGCCAGCGCCAGGAGGCCAGGGACACCAAGCGCAAAGGCCAGAGCGAGGAAGACCGGCTGAAAGAGATCCAGGAGCGGGACCGCTACGTGGAGCTGGGCCGGGCCGCGGAGGCCAGACAGAGCGAGGAAAGCGCCAAGGCCAGGAAAGAAGCCGAAGACAGCGCCGCCGCGGCGGAAGCGCAGCGTCAGCTCAACGAGTTCCTGGTAAAGGACGGCAGGGCTTTTCAAGCCAAGTACCCGGACGTGGAGATCGCAGATCTGGAGAACAACGAGGAATTCCGGGAATTCTGCGATGACCGGTACGCCGACGGGAAGCACAGCCTGATCAAGCTCTACGAGCAGTGGGTGAAGATCACCGGGAATGCCGGCAGAGCTGCCAGGATTGCCAAAGAGAGCAAGGACAGCCGTTCCACCTCCGGCAGCCGGAACGGCGGAGGATCGACCCTCACCGCCGATGAGAAGGCCCGGCTGGAGGAATGGAACCGGACGTATCCCAGCATGAAGATGACCGAAAGCGAATTTGCCAGGAGGTAAAGCAGCTTTTCGGCAAGGTGTAAAAATCGAAAGGAGCATTTGTTCAATGAGACCTATCCAGAACGCGGGAGGCCATGTGGGCCTGTCCGCACGCAACTATCCCATCGCCCCCGCCACCGCCATCAGCGCGGGTCAGGTCGTGAAGCTGACTGCCGGCCTGGTAGTATCTGCCGTGCAGGCGGAGACCAACGTCATTCTGGGCATCGCCGCGGAAAACCATCCCGGCGTTGCCGACGCCCTGAACATCCGGGCCAACGGCGGAGAGATCCTGGTGTACGACAATCCCGAGCTGATCTTCGAGTGCCCGGCGCCGGTGATCGCCGCCGCCTCCGGCAGCGCCACGACCATTGTGCCTGCCAGCGGTGACGTGGACGCCAACGCCGCCGACGACTCCTTTAACAACAGTGTGCTGATGCTGATCTTCAAAGCGGCCGACAGCACCAACACCGACTTCATCGGCAAGAAGATCAAGGTGACCGATTACGCCAAGACCGGCACCATCATCACCAAGGACAGCGGCGGCACTCCCAGCGCCGGGGACAAATACGAAGTATATCCCCAGATCGGCGCAGCAGTAGGCGGCATCGCTGGACTGGACAGCGACACCAAGAGCAAGCTGGTGGTGAGCACCAAGGGCGCTACCAAGATCAAGTGCGTGGGTCACGACTTTGACCGGCACATGATCCGCCTGATGGCGGTCGAGCACGCCTTGGGCGTCGAAAACTGACAACTGACTGAAAGAGAGGGATAACAATGTCCAGTACTTTTTCCAACTGGAAAACCGATAACTACAAGTTCGTGGGCAAGGCCTTTGACTTTGCCTACGCCGACCGGCTCAACAAGCTCTCCCCCGTGGTGGGCGAGGTGAACGCCCGCAGCATCGACTACGAGCTCACCGGCTCCGGCGGCTACGGCGAGGCCCCCGCCTACGACGGCGACAACCTGAACCAGGGCAGCATGCACCGGGGCTTCAAGACCGTCATCACCCCGGTGGAGTACACCCTTTCCATCCCCGTGGGTTACAAGGAAGCCAAGATCGACAAGATGGGCGAAACCAAGAAGGTGGGCACCAAGCTGGGCGACTCCATGGCCCTGACGGTGTATCTCCACGTGCTGCGGATGTTCGCCAACGCCTGGAACAGCGACGGCAAGCACAACGGCGGCGACGGCGTGCCCTGGGCCAGCGCGGCCCATCCCGTGGCCAGCAAGGGCAGCTCCGGCCGCAGCTTTGTCCCCGATCCCGACGCCGGCACCTACTCCAACATCTCCACCGATGCTTTCAGCGTCAGCGCCATCACCGCGGCCCAGGCGAGGGCAAACCGGTTCCGGACGCCGGACGGTATGCCCTTCCTGTGCGACTATGACACGGTGCTGGTGTCCCCGGAGCTGGAGGAGAAGGCCAAGAAGCTGCTGGGAGAGAATGCCCGCCTGATGCCCACCCAGGACCCTGAGACCGACCACAACGGGGCGAACCCGGTTTACGGCATGCGCTACCTGGTGATGGGAGGCGGCGCGGACGGATTCAGCGCCAAGCAGTGGGCCGTGTGCGACCGCCGGCTGATGAAGGAGATGGTGAACATCATCTACAACACCCGTCCCACGGTGATGCAGTCTCCCCAGGACAACCCCCTGAAGGACCTGTACACCGCCTATGCCGACTTCGGCGTGGGCTGGGGCGACGCCCGGCAGATCATCTTCGGCGATCCGACCTAATCGCGCAGACTTCTGCGGAAGTCTGATAACCGCCTGACGGCGGCGCGATTTCAAGGGGGAACCATGTTCCCCCTTGAGGACCCCTTCTTTTTGGAACAAGGAGTGTAGTTATGTACAAAATCGAAAAAGTTGTGAAGCTGACGGTGGGGACTACGGCCTCCACAGTGGGCGTCCACGGCTTGGCCTGCCTGATCGAGAACAACAGCGACAGCGCCAGCGTTTACTTCAAGGATAAACGGGACGACGGAAAGGCGGCCACAAGTTCCAACGGCTTTCTGCTGGGGCCCGGCAAGATGACCCCTGTGCCCCTGGTGGCCATGGATCTGTCCATCGTGGCCAGCGATGCCGGCACCGACGTCCGGGTGCTGATCCTGGAGGAGGCGTGACCGTCATGGAAAACGGGTGGAAGATCCTGCTGGCGGGAATGTTGGCTGCATTTGCGGCCTATTTCCAGCAGCTGATGGCACCCATCTTTGTGCTGATCGGTGTAGCAGCTCTTGACTGGCTGAGCGGAGTTGGCTCTGCGTGGATAAGAGGCCAGTTGTCAAGCACAATTGGGCTGATCGGCATCATAAAGAAGTTGTCGTACGGCCTTATCGTGGCGGTTGGTATGGCGCTGGATTACCTGATCGCGCTGCTGGGGAGCAAGTTCGGCGTTCAGATCGAGAATACTTATTTTGTGGGCCTGCTGGTAATTATATGGCTTGTCATCAATGAGTGCATATCGATCCTGGAGAACACGGATGAAATGGGGCTCCCGGTACCGTCGTTCATAATGAGAATGCTGAAACGGCTGAAGCGGCATACAGAGGAGACCGCCGGCGAGGACGCCTCCCCGGAAGATATGTGAAGAACAGGGCGGGCACAGGCTCCGCCCTGTTTCGGTAAAGGAGGAACACCATTGTGACGTTGGGTGAGGCCAAGGAAAAAGTGTATATGCTGCTGGACGAACACAGTACCGGCGGCGAAGTGGAACATGACGCAGACGTCGAGATGAAGATGGTCCGGTTCTTTGATATGGCCCAGAAGCAGCTGAGCCAGATCAAGAAGATCCTGAAGGTCCGGAAGATTACCCCGCAGGCGGGAAAAACGACCTATCCGATGCCGGCGGATTTCAGAGCCGTTTACAGGATCTGGAGAGACGGGAAGGCTGTCACCAGCCGGTACCGGTGGATGGGCGGGAAAACGCTCATTATCCCGGAGCGGGAGGCGGGACAGCTGATCACGGTGGAATACATCGCCAACCCGGACACCATCGAGCCGGATGCCGACGACGATTATGAATTTGAGATCGCGGAGGACGCGGCGGAATGCATGCCCTATTATGTGGCGGCACAGCATCTGCTGCCGGATCTGGTGATGAACTACGAAGGGATGCTGCAGATGTACAACCACGCCGTATCGCTGCTGGACACGTCTGTCCCCGGGGAAAACGTCCGGGTGATCAACACGGTATTCCGGAGGTGACGGGATGAAGATCGGGAAAAAGAAACGTGAGCAGGACCGAGCCTTCCGCCGGGAGCCGCTGGTCAATGATATCAACTACTCCACCCGGGAAGACAGGGAGCGCACCGTGGCCATGCTGTTCGCGGAAGCCAAGAGCGCCCGCACCATGCAGGAGATCGAGTGGATCCGGTTCAACGACTATTACAACTTCATGCATGACGTATCCCGGGAGATCCAGGAATACTGCGCGGAAAACGACATGCCGTATACACCGGCGGTGGTCTCCGACCCCTGGGTGATGGTGGAAAGTCAGATCGACCCCAATGTGCCGGAGCCGGAGTTCCACGGCAGGGACACGGATCAGGACAGCGAAAAGGCCAAACAGCGGGAATACGCGGTGAAATACATCATGGACAATAACCGGCTGGGGGACATGAACAATGCCAACGAGCGCCGGCTGCTGAAATACGGCGACGCCTTCTGGAAGGCGTATTGGGACAGCGACATGCGCTGCGGGATCAATGAGGGAGATATCCGCATCATCGACGTGCCGGTGGAGGCCATGTACCCGGATCCGGCCATCGGAGCGGGAGAGATCCAGGACGGCGAATACCTGGACTATGTGTATCGGATGCCGGTAACCCGGTTTTACCGGACGTTCCGCAGAGAGCTGAAACAGATGGACCTCTATCCGGATGAGCTGACCGGCGGGGACTACACCACCAGGGATGACCTCTTCGCCATGGCGACGCCGGACGAATCGGCCCGGGATCGGACGGTGCAGATCATTGAGCACTGGTTCAAACAGCCGGAGGACACGCAGGACGAAGAGACGTCCGAAAAGGTGCCCGCAGGCGCTGTGGGATGCTCCATTCAGGTGGCGGGAAAAGAGATCAAGTATATCTCCAGCTACTGGAAGAACACCGGACGGCAGTGCCAGCTGTTCCCCTTTGTGCAGTATTGGAGAGTGCAGGACGAAAATTCCATTTGGAACAAGAGCGAGCTCTACCCCATCCTGTCCATGGTGGACGCCGCAGACCGGAAACTGTCCACCACCATCATGAACGAGATGTTCGCGGCCAACGACATCATTCTGCTGGAGGACGGCGCCCTGGCGGACGGGACCGAGCTGACCAACGAGCCCGGGGCCGTGGTAAAGATGAAGCCCGGACGGCTGAGCGGGATCACAAGGCTGGGCGGACTCCAGAGCATTGCCAGCGGTATGAACGACATGAGCTGGTTCCGGGGCGAGATCGAGCGAACCAACCGGAATTACGACTCCAACATGGGCAAGGAGACCGCGAGAGTCACCACGGCCACGGGCCTTGCCATGCTGCGCAGCGACGCCAAGAGCCAGAACGATATCAAGAGCTCAGACCGGAACGCCGGATTTGAGCGCCTGTATGAGCTGCTGGACTGGCTGGCCCTGGAGTTCTATGACGATGACCGGCTGATCTATCTGGGCGCCGACAAGGACAAGGGCCGGGAGGAAGCGGTAGCGGTGAAGTACAACGCCCGCATGCTGGCCGATACCATGCCGGAAGTGACGGACGCCGAAGGAAACGTGGTCCGGGAGGCCTGGGACTATTACCCCAGGGTCGACGTGACCATCACCGCGGGGGACAGCGTAGTGAGAGGGAAACAGGAGACGCTCAACGCCCTGGCCACGCTGACGCAGTCACAGATAACGGCGGACAACTGGCAGCTGTTCGCGGCACAGCTGCAGATCCTGGACATCCCCAACAAACAGGACATTGTGGAAATGTGGGAACGAAAGTTCCAGGGAGCCCTCACCGAAGAGGAGCAGGAGATCCTTGCCAATAACCCGGACCTGAAGATGATGGTGGAACAGCTGATCGCTGCGGCAGCACAGGAGCCCTCCCAGCCGGAGAGCCCGCCGCCGGAAATGATACCCCAGGACATGACAGGAGGAATCTATGATGGCCAATTATAAATTCGAGGGAGGCGCCAGCGTCGCCCTGCCGGAGCTGACGCTGGGCGACCGCGGCCATGCGGTGGGCATGGTACAGGTGATGCTGTGCGCGAGAGGATATTATATCCCGGAGGAGACCGCCGGTGTCTTCGACAGGAACACGGAAGAGGCGGTGTGCGCCTTCCAGAAAGATTCGGGTATGACGATCACAGGCACCGTGACCGATGGCACGTGGGCCTGGCTGATCCTGATGGATTGAGGTGAAGGAGATGGCATCTTCCTATGTGAAGGCTTTGGAAGAAGAAAAAAAGCCGGAAGTGAACGCCGCGGTCGAAGGCGCGATGACCACACCCTATGCTGCCGCCATGGGAGCGGCTTCGGCTGCTGCCGATCCGACGCCTCTGCAGCCCGTACAGCCGGCGGCACAGATCCAGGCGACACAGCCGGCAGCTGCGCAGCAGACGGCCACGTACATCGACGACAACGGCAACAAGCAGACGGGGTACGTCTCCGCCATGTCCGATGACAGCGACCTGAATTACTGGCAGCGGATGGAGAAGTTCTACAACGACCAGTACGAGGCCGCCGTCAAGGCAAACAATGAGGCGGCCCAGGCGAAATACCGGGCCGCCATGGAGCAGATCAATACCAAGATCAAAGCGCTGGAGGACAGCTATGCCGGGACGAACCGGCAGCTGTACCGGGATTACATGGAGAATCAGAGAGTCATGCCGCAGCAAATGGCCGCCCTGGGATACTCCGGGGGCATGAGCGAGAGCAGCAGGCTCCGGCTTACAAACTCCTATGAGGAAGCCCTGGCCCAGAACGAGCGGGAGAAGGCCGGGCAGATCGCGGGGCTGAACGCCCAGGGGGTCCAGTATCAGTATGACGCGGAAGCGGAAGCCGCCAGGCTCAACGCCGAAGCGGATCAGCAGAGGAGATCGTATCTCACGGCTCTGCTGCAGCAGGAGCGGCAGGAGGGTCTTGCCCAGGCCCAGGAGATCGGCAACGCCACGGGCGACTACAGCAGACTGCTGCAGTTCGGCTACACGCAGGCTGAGGTCAATGCCTTCCGGAGAGCCTGGATCCAGGCCAACCCGGAACTGGCGCAGGCGCTGGGATACGTGGCAGCCAAATCCCGGGGAGGCGGAAGGGGACCGAAAGGGACGGAAGATCCTGCGGCGCCAGAGGTCAGAATCGATTATGATTCCATCACCAAGCTGGGTATGGGTCCCATCAGCGCCGACACTCTTTCAAAGCTGATAGAGAGCGGCCAGGTAACGGAGAGCACGGACAAGAACGGAGTGGTTTCCTACAGCAAAAAACAGAACTACAAACCGCAGAACACCAATCCGTTCAGTACCAAGAATATTCAGGGGACCTTGGCTGCGCTCCGCGCCAATGCCAACAACGCCATATCCGGCCGCGGCCTGGCGTCCGCCAGACGGTAACCGGCCCGGGAAAGGGAAACAGCATGGATGAATTCGTAAAAGCATATCAGCAGAGGCACAGCGGGCAGACGTCCGCTGTGCCTTCTGCGCAGCCGACGGCAGAAAAGCCGACGGTCGGCGCAAAACCGACGGCGGGGAGCGGGCTGCCCAGGGCCGTATCGCCCTTTGCGGCGGCATTCCCTGAGCCCGGCGCCGTTTTTAAAGCCCGGGAGGGATCCGAGCCCAACAAGGCGGCCTCTGAAGATCCCTTTTTGAGCGCCTATCTGAGCCGGCAGACAGAACAGCCGGCGGCAGCGCAGCCAAAGGAGGATCCGTTCGTAACGGCATATAATCAGAGACAGTCCTACGGCACGGAACAGATGGCGGCTGCGAGGCAGTTCACCGAGCGCTTCAACACGCTGCAGAAGCTGCAGCCCGTACACCCGACGGCACAGCAGAAGTGGGCCTCCGGGATCGGACAGTGGGACAGGAAGGGAAACTACGCCCTCACCTCCACCTACGGGCAGATCCGGCAGATGATAACGGGTCTTGCCGATGAGCTGGACCAGACCACCAACGAATACAAGCGGCGCAGCCTGCAGCAGCAGATCGACTTCTATACCGGCGTGCTGGACAGCGGAATGGCCAACGGGACGGCGCAGGTGGAAGATCTGGCGCCCCAGGCCAGGGAGCAGAGCGCCAGACTGGCCCGGCTGGAGGAACAGGTGAGCGCCGCGCGGCTGCAGCTGAAAGACACGGAGAGTCTGCTGGCCCGGGGGTACGCGGACACCGGTACCCGGCAGAGATGGCAGGAGGCCGCGGACAGGCTGGCAGAGCTGGAGCCGGAACTGGCAGATCTTCGGGAGCAGAGCGACCGGACAAACAATATGCTCTCCTGGCTGGAGCAGTATGCCGGGGAGCGGGACGCATGGCAGGAGCGGGGCGACACCTGGGAGAGTGTTTACCAGCAGCTGCAGAGCGGGTTCGGCCGCCGAATGGAGCTGGAGAGGGAGATCGCCCAGGCGGAAGAGCTGATGAAAACCGAGCAGCGGGCCGCGGGAGAAACCGGCGAGGTGTGGCTGCCCTCCGAGGAGTACCGGGAAGCCAGCCGAAGAGCCGAAGAAGCCGGGGCAGAGCTGGCCGCCATGGGAGACTATGACCGGGATGAATACTCCCGTCTCATGGATCTGCTGACTACCGGATACGGCGCACAGATCGCCACGGATGAGCAGAGGGAGCAGCTGCTGGAATACCTGCGCCCCATGCTGGAGCGAACGGCCAAGGAGACCAGGGAAGACGCTGCCGTCTCCTGGCTCTCCGGAACAGCGTCCACGTGGCTTTCTCCCCTGATGATGGGCTCCGGCGCCGCAGACGAGACGGCAAAGGAGGCAAAGGCGGAGTGGGGAGATTCCACACGGCGGTACAGGGAGCTGCAGAAGCAGGTCCGGGGCCTGGGGGGATTTGCATCCTCCACGGAGGAAGTGGCCTCCACCATCGTGCGCAACGGCCTGAACCAGTTCTCCGGGGCCATGGCAGGCTTTGTGAAGATGATCGACGACGCAGCCGGGATCGACCCTGAAAACGACAGGTGGGCACTGATGGGAAGACTGGCTCGGGCCACACTGGAGGAGAAGAACAGCGCCGCGCAGCAGATGGCGCAGGTGATGACAAACGCCGGAGAGGGAGCGCAGCTGGCCTCTCAGCTGGGCGTATCCACTATTGCGGCGATTCCCAACGCGATCATGGCAGCCCTCACCGGAGGCGGCTCCCTCACAATGTCTGCTAAGGGACTGATGGCCAACGCCGCGCAGGCGACATCTGCCCTGAGCACCATGGAAACGATATCCGCCACGATGCGGAGCATGGCAGCCAACCCGATCTACTGGAACAGCTTTGTCACCGCCACAGGCGACGGCTATATGAACGCGATAGAGAGCGGGGCCGATCAGGACAAGGCCGTGGTATTCGCGGTGGTCAACGGCCTGCTGAACGCGGCTGTAGAGGTCGGAGGCGGTATCGAGACGCTGCCGGCATCCTTTGATAATGAGACCATCAGCAGCGCCCTTCTGAAAATGATCGAAAGCGGCTTTGAAGAAGGCTTTGAGGAGGTGAAGCAGGGTATCATCGAGCGGGGCCTGCAGAGCCTTATTCTCGGTGCGGACAATCCCGTGGCCTCCTTCACAGATCCGGACGCCATCATCTCCCTTGCCGGCGCCGTACAGGAATTCTTCGGAGGCTTTGTGGTAGGCGAGCTGCTGGGCGGCGTACAGTCCATCAAGACCATCAAGACCGCGGCGGAGGCACGTACAGCGGCGAAGCAGATCAACGCCTGGGTCATGGAAAACCTGCCGGAGGGCTACCAGCCGGAGCTTCTTCCTGTGGGACTGGCAGCGCCGGACATCGTGCAGCGGTACGCCGCCGAGGTGGCGCTGTGTGAGATCAACTATATCAGCGCCATGGCGGAGGCCAACGGCGATGTAAATACCCCTGCGAGGCCCCTGACGGCCATTGAGGGCATGTTTTCGGCGGAGACGATGAGCAACAGCGACATTGAGCAGATCCTCACAGACAGGGAACTGCGGTCTCAGTTTGAGGAAGAGACAGGGCGCACCCTGCCCACGGAGAAGAGCGCCGCCCGGCAGATCGTCCGGGAAGAGCAGGCACGGTGGAAAGAGGAGCAGGCCCAGCAACAGTCCCAACAGCAGAGTCAGGGACAGGCTATGGCCGACGGAGCTGCCCAGCAGGTGGGTCTCAACATGAGAAACGACGCCAACAGCGCCGAGAACGCCATCCGCATCCTGCAGGAGCGAGGCATCGAGGTAGCCAGGTATGGCGGCGTGGAGTATAACGTGGTGCAGAAGGCGGACGACACCTTCACCGCCCGGGCCATGCAGGGGGACACGATCCTCTGGTCGCAGGACGGAATAAAAACCAGGACCGCCGCGGTGAATGCGCTGCTGGAGGCGCAGAAGGGCGGACAGATCACAGCTCAGGAGGGTGTGAACGATGGAAGAACTGGCAACGGTCAATATCAACGGGCATCTGACAACAGTGCCGGCAGACAGAGCGGAAGAGGCATTGAAGATGGACGGCAAACCGACGGACGGAATTCCAATGCAGCAGTCAGAGCGGATCTTGCGCGTGATCAAGGGCGACTGACCGTTGGAGAGTTCAGCTTTGAGCATGAATATACCCCCAGTTCTGACGACAAGGAGGCGCTGAACGTCATCCGGGGCCTTCAGAAGCTGGGGGCAAAGAGCGTGCATATCATCACCGGAACCGCTACAAGAGGCGGAGCCGCGGCCAACATCACCGGGTTTATCGACGCCGAGGGGAACGTATTCCTCCGGGGCGACGCAGCGGACACCACGCTCTCAGAAGTGGGCCGGCACGAATACTACCACCTGGCCGTGCAGAAGGATCCGCAGATCCGGGAAGAGGCCATGAAGATCCTCCGGGAGAACTACACGGAGGAGCAGCTGCGGGAGCTGATCGATCATTACGGCAGCGTGTACAACCGTCTCTATGGCCGGTATGACGCCAACGGCAATCTCACAAACGAGGCCGAGGTCAATGAGAAGATCATAGAAGAGATCTGTGCCGACGCCTATTCCGGCCGGAACGACGGATTCCGGAGCGGAGTGGAGCAGGCGACGCCGGATCTCCGTACCATGGTGCATGACGCGGTACAGGACGTGCTTCGGGAAGCCGGACTGATCCGGAACGACAGCGCCCAGACCGCAAACGAAAACGCCCCGGCGGCAGCCGAGGCGGGCAGTTATGCGGCGGAGGGGGATATCGACACAGAGATCACCATCGACAGCACTGAGGAGCAGAGATATGAGATCCTGAAGGATCAGAATGTGTCTGCGGCAGATGTTGATACGGACCTTCTGGAGGACGTGGAGTTTGAAAGTCTGAATGGCGCTCAAAGGTCCGCGGCAAAACAGACTATGAAGAAGATAGCAAGGCGCCTTGGAATCAACGGCATAGATCTGCGCAACAGTAAAATCAGTTTTCCGTTCCGGTTCTCCAACACAAATGTTGGTGTAAGCACCCAACACCAGGCCGAATACGGCGGCAGTTATCAGGACTTTGCCAAAGTGCTGACCTGTATCTCCGATCTTGTCGATCGTGCTGTGCTGATTGAAACCCACAATGAAAAAAAGCCGGGAGCATTGGCAAACCCCGACTTGAAGCAGACATATGTTTTGCTGGGCGCGGTCAGAGACGGCGACATGATCATCCCCGTCCAAATGGAGGTCAAAGAGTTCTATAAGAACGATGCAGGTCTCTATATGACGGTGACACTCTCCAAAATAAATGGATCCGAGGTCATAAGCGACCCGACACCCGGCGGGGCCGGGGCTGCAGATCGCCTGTTCTCAGATCCTACATACAGTATACGCAAAATCATTGAGAATGTCAACGCTGTGGACGGTCGTTTTTTGAAATATGCTCCGGACGGCTTTCTCAACGAGGACCAGAAGGCCGCTAAGCAGAAAGCCCTCCGAAATCAGGCGGAGGAATACGCTGCAGCATATACAGTTGACGGAGCGGGGAATTTCAATATCGAGGAGAATACCGGTCAGGAAACGAGCGGGCATTTCAGCGCAGAGAGCGGCGAGGAGGTTTCTTCCAACGTTGGAACGGAAGATCGGGACGCCCAGATGGGCGAACTGTTCGGGGTCCCGGAGGACGCGGAGATCGTGGATCCCGGAGACTTTTCGCGGATGTCCAGACCGGAGGCCAGAGCCTACGCCGAGGAGAACAACTATCCTATGCTACAGAGGGCCAATGGCCGGGAGGAGCAGGCGGTTCCCGGCTGGACCTGGGTCCGGGCCAATGACCGGGGCAACTATGGCCGGGTCATCGGGAAAGGCGTTACGGAGAGTGGAGAGAACGGCCTGGAGGTCGTTTTCTGGAACAAGGCGGAGAGCCGGAGGCAGGGGCACGACGTGGCCTATTTGAAAACCATGGCGCCCTCGGAGCTGACGCTGGTAGATCCTCAGCTGAGCGGGAGAAACGTTCCGGTCGGAGAGGCGCCGGCGGAGGTGGAGACCTACCTCGATACGCTGACCGATGAGGAATATGACGCCATGTTCTATTCTCCGGAGGAAAACTATTCGCTGCCGCAGGCGCAGAGCGAGGAACAGAGCGACGAAGAATGGCTCTCCTCTGCCCAAGAAGAATATCGCCGGAGGCTGGAAGAGCGGGGCGAACAGCTGCCGAACAGAGATCCCAGGATCCCGGAGGGGATGACCGCCGAAGAATTCGAGGAGCGGGATCGGCAGCGACGGATGCTGGATCGGGAGAGAAGTGCCAGGCCGCAGCAGCGGGAGGACTATCAAGGCACAGAGGCCATGCAGCAGCTGGGCATTGAGATCGACGGCTCTGTGGCGTCCGATATGAGTGTGGAGCGCCTGCAGCAGTCCGCGCGCAATATCAAGGAAGCGGATCGGCGGGTGCAGAAGCTGATCAGGCAATTCCATCCGGACAGCCGGACCCAGGCCTATGCCCACGAGATCGCCAGCGGGAACATGACCGACGCGGATATCCCCGGCGACGTGGATGCGCATGTGGTAATGGAACTGGCCAGCGCCTATATGACCCGGGAGAACGCCAGGCTGGGATCCTTTAACAACGTCCGCCGGGAGATCGCAGACCGGAACTATGAGTATGCAAAGCAGCACTTTGCCGACAGCGAGAAGTATAACCCGGCCATGTTCAAAAACGGCTTTCTGCAGAAATTCGCCAAGGTCATCATGAACGAGCGGACCCCGGAGCGGGTCGTGCGGGCGATCTTCGGCGATGAACACGGCGCCAAGGTATACAGAGATTTTTTTGCCCCGGTGTTCAGGAATGAAGGCCGAAAGACTCTATGGATCAATCGGCAGCTGGACGATATGCGCACCTTCACCGACAGCCAGGGAAAAACGCGGAAGCTGAACCGTACTGAGTCTGAACTGACGCAGCAGGTGGTAGAAGGACGGGCCTTTGAGGAAGCCGCCGGGCGTCTGGAGGGATATGATCGACAGATCTTTGACGCCCATGTGCACGCCTTCCAGGACTATCAGAGAGCGCTTCGGATGCAGGGAGGCCAGGAGGCCGCCGAGCAGGCAGACGCCATCCTGCGGGGCGAGAGGACCAAAGTAGACGCCCTGCAGCAGTCCGGAGTACGAGAAGATCTGTTGAATCTCATGCTGCAGATCCGAGGGACCATGACACAGACCAGCGCCGGAGATCCGGAACTGCAGAAAACCATTGATGGGTATGAGTGGTATCAGCAGGTCAGGGAGAGGATCGACGCCCTGGACGACGCGGATGCCGCCATCATCGACAACGCAGCGGACGCTTATCGGGCGAAGTATGACCTGATGTATACCGCCATCAACCAGTTCCTGGTGCAGCACGGCTATGAAGAGATCGGTTTCATTCGCGGCTATGCTCCTCACATGCAGGAAGAAAAGGCCCAGACAGCACTCCAGAAGGCTCTTGGCCTGATGGGGATCCAGATGGATGAAGCGTCGAAGCTGCCCGCAGGGATTGCTGGACGCACCGCAGACTTCAAGCCGAACTTCCGGTACAACCCGCACTTCCAGTCTCGAAAAGGATCCCGGACGGAGTACAATATCCAGAAGGGCTTCCAGGATTACGTGAAGTACATGGCGGATATCTTCTACCACACGGACGATATCATGCGGATCCGTCAGGCGGTAAACTACTATCGGACGGCCTATGGGGATGCGGAGATCTCCGCCAACCTGTCGGCAGCCAATGCCATCAAGACGGCGCCGCTGGAGCAGAAGATTTCCTTCTTGAACGGGCTTCCCGGCGAGAGCGGGTATGTGCCCGGCATGAGTGCTTCCCAGGTGAACGAGCTCATCGACAAGTATGTGGAAGAGCAGTATACGGCCAATGAGAATCTGACCAAATACTCGGAGTTCGTCACATGGCTGGACAACTACGCCAACATCCTGGCCGGCAAGCAGAGCCTGGCCGACCGCGGCATGGAGTATTCCGGCGGCCGGCAGATGCTCAACTGGAGCAGAAAGCTGATGAACACCTTTTCCCAGGCAAACGTAGCGGCGAGTCTGTCCTCTGCGCTGAACCAGACGGCACAGCTGCCCATGATCACGGCTCATCTGGGGCCGAAATACGCCATGGCAGCCATGTCGGATATCCTTTCCGGCCGGCTGAAAAGCACCGGATGGAGTGAGCATTCGGATTTCCTGGCCTCCAAAGAGGGGATCCGGAAGCTGGATTTTGAAAAAGGAGAGAAGTTCATCAGCGCACTGTTCAAGCCGGCAGAGTGGATGGACAGCGGACTGAGCCAACTGGCCGTACGCGGTGAGTACCTGCGGCAGCTGGACAACGGCGTCAGTGAGGACGTGGCCATGCGCCGGGCCGATGAATACGGCAAACAGGTCATGGGCTCCAGAGCCAAAGGCTCCAGGCCCCAGGGGTTTGAGAGCAAGCGCTTCACTTCACAGATGCTCCATGTGTTCCAGGTGGAGGCCATGAACACCTTCGACTACATCGTCAGTGACCTTCCTGCAGAGTTCCGGAATGAGGCGGAGCAGAACGGGAAAGCAGCTGCAGCCAGGAAGCTGGGCGCAGCTATGCTGGCGTATCTCCTGCAGGCGTTTACGATGAACCGGATCAGCGAAGAGGTATACGGGGGCTCTCCTGTGCCCTATGACGCCATCGGCCTTGTGTTTGAAGGCCTGGCCGGGGGCAACGACGTGACCACGAACCGGTATCTGGCCATCACCATAGACAATGCGCTGGAAACACTGTTCGGAGAGCGGGTTCTCGGGACAGATCGATCCGAGCTCAGTGATGAGTTCAACTGGAAAGATGCCCGGGAGGATGTGCTTTATGCCATCAGCAATGACCTTCCGTATGTCCGGAACATCGCCGGCGTCATGGGATGGGGCGACCAGACCATGCCCACGGTGGGCCTGAATCAGATCTGGGAAGGCGCCAAAGACATCGGTTCCGGCCTGGTGGGCGAGGATGGAAAGCTGGGAGGCGGAGATGCCAACTGGCGGGAGGTCGGGGAAGGCGCCCTGAACATCGCCGCGCAGATGGTGCCGGGAGGACGTCAGTGGAAGAAAACCATCCAGGGCCTTGACACAGTGATCGAAGGCGGAACCTACACCGGCACCGGGGAAGACCGCAGACTGAAATATGCCGTGGACAACGGCTGGGCAAACTGGCCTAAATATCTTCAGGCGGCGCTCTTTGGCCGGAATGCTCTGAGTGAGCAGAACGAATACTATGCCCAGGACGCAAAGCCGCTGACAGCCAGCCAGACCGCGGTGCACAGCATGCTTGTGGCAGAGGGCATGGGAAGAGAGGAAGCCTATGACACCCTGCAGGAATACCGGGAGATCATGAATAACGATGATCTGACCTCCCTGGAGCGGGGGGTCCAGAGCCGGGCTCTCATCTCCTCGCTGCCTGTCGATGATGAGGCAAAACTGGAGACGTATCTGGATCTGGTCCTCAACGGAGAGCAGACCAGCCGGTATGAAAAGTTCCGATCTATGATGGATGCCGGCATGCAATGGGGCGACATCATGGAGGTATACGATGAGTATTGCCGCATCGATAACCGGGACGATCTGACGGCATCGCAAAAAGCGCTGGAGTTCTCTCATTGGGTGGACGGTTATACGAAGAGCGAGAAGAGGCAGAATATCATCCTGGACAATTTGAAATTCTGGAGCATGGCGCCGGCACAGGCCACAGGGTACGAAAGACTGGTGACGGCTGGGCTTTCTCCGGATGAGGCATATAAGATGCAGTCGATCTTTTCCGGACTGGAACCGGAGGAAGGGAAACTCAGCGTATCCGACAATCAGAGGCTGTGGGCCATAGCCGATGCGGGTATATCCGATGCTGACAAGATCGTAGCCTTTGGCGCGATCCTCGGGGAAGATGAGTATACCGAAAGCGGCAATCGGAGCGCCTATGGCAAGTTCCTGGACTGCCTGGCAGCAGGGGCAACCGTGGAGCAGTACATGGCCATCCGGGAGCTGGGGAAGGTGGACAACTTCCTGAAGTATGCAGAAACCGGCATCGATCCGGATATGGCAGTCGACACTCTGGAAGTCGTGGGAGATCTGCCGCAAGGAGCCAGCGCTTTGTCCCAGTATCAGGAAGTAGCCGGCAGCCTTCGAAGTGAAGAGGACAAGGAGGCCATGCTGCAGGTGCTTATGCCTGGAAAACAATACACCCAGTACACAAGCGCCAGAAATGCAGGGATCAGCACGAAAGCCTACGTTGATTATCTGACAATCCTGGACCAGGTGGATGAGAACAATTCCATCAGCCGGGCAGATGTATACGAAGCGCTCTCCCGGACAAGCTTCTCCTATGAGGAGCGGGTGGCCATTTGGAACGGATACATCGAGGCAGGCAACTGGAAGAGCTCCTATGACAGCTTCAAACCGTAA